CTTCGACGAGTGGAACCGCACCTTCCCCACTTCAACTAGGACTGTGAATAGACAAGCATTTGAACAGATGAGTATGACCCAACCCACCAAGCGTCTCGTTCGCAAGAAGGCTGTTTACAAAGCCTTTCTGAAACACGAGAAAACCGACAAACTGGGGTATTTCTCATCCGCCATGAAGATGGTGTTTCCCAGGCTGATCCAGGGTTGCCAACCCTTGGCATCTGTGGCAACTGGCCCCTGGTTCAAAGCCTTGCAGCAAGTCTTTCACGAGCATTGGTCGTCCGGGATTTTGTTTGCTGCTGGGCATAATCTTGAGTCACTTAGCGGCTGGTATACTGCCGCTAGGGAGTTCTCCTCTCGTTGCTATGAGGACGACTTCACATTCTACGACTCGACAATTTCATCGGATGCGCAGGATCTGTTGGTCCATATTTATTCTATGTACGGGTTGATCCACGACAAGTGGGCCTTTAATTTCCGTAAGGCCCAAGTTGATGCACCTGGGATCACCCGCCATGGCTGGCGTTACGGCGTCAAAGGGACCATGAGGTCGGGTGTCGCAGACACCTGCCTCGGCAACAGTATCCTCAATGTTCTAGTCCACATTTACACAATCCACTGTCAGAACCCGAGCCTTAGCACACCCAGTCTACTTCAACATGTGCGCATGGCTGTGATGGGCGATGACAATCTCCTATTTCTCAGCGGTGTCAATTATGACACGAAACGTGCAGTGAACCTGATGCTAAAGCTTGGATTCATTTCTAAGTTGGTAGTTAAGAGCCCCGATGAGGCGGTCTTTCTCAACAACATACCATACCCCAGTTCAGAGGGTTGGCGGCTCGCCCCCAAGGCGGGTCGCCTGCTCTCTAGGCTGGGTTGGTCAGCTGAGGAGAGACTCGATTCTCGTGCGTACATACACGACGTTGCCATAGCATTCAAAGCGTCGATGAACCATGTGCCACTCATTCGGGAATTGATCAGGAAGTACCTGGCCTTATGCCCCAAGCCCGCTAAAAAGAATGTGCAGGCTAGTATAGCAAGAGAGTACCAATATGTTGCTTTAGCCGCTCGACCGGCTGAATCCAATCATGAGACCCATGCCTTTTTCCAGCATAGGTATGGGTTGACGCCGCAGTCATATCTCTCTGCCGTACGGGCTATCGACCGAGTTCGCACGATTCCATGTCTCATTCAACACCCTATCTTACAACACATAGTCTCCGTTGACATGTGAGTGTTCTTTTAACCGCGGATATGTAAACGATAGTTGGCGGTTTTGTGACCCTCCGCGGGGGAAAAGGAAACTGATGACGCTGGGGTCCGCCGTTAAACAAGCCCCAGTAGAAAAGAACACACTCAGTCCTTGAACCGCCTACCCGGCATCGCGTGGACTGGTGGGGTTTATTCTCTATCAACCCGGTGTCAGGCGGGCGTAGTTCTTCTATCTCACTGTAGCTAATTTCCGATGTCCACAAAGCAGACGGCAAAGAGGCGCTACGTTCCCAAGGGTAAGCAGATCACGTTGCAGCCTAAGCAGACTCGAAAGGTCAACAAGCGGAATTTTAAGCGGATAGCCAAGAGAGTGACCGGCGCTAAGCCGTTGGTCGCTTCTCAAGCGGTTAAAGCCATGCGCAAAGCACATGGCACGGCTAATTCGAAGATGGCTGGCGCTATAGGGTTCATGAACCCTCCAGCAAATAAAAACCTTCGCCTCTCCTTTAGCGCAGACGCTAGCAAGACGGCATGCTTTGGGCTTCATAGCACAATTCAAATGGGGGGTTCGGCTGGGACCAACCAAACAACGGTGAATGACATTATAGCATACGGCGGGCAGGTACTCAGTGGTGTCACAGTTTATGATCCGATAGGCGTGAATTTTGTCGCACTTTATCGCAGC